GATCTGTAATTGCCTAAATTCTTCGCTAGTTTGGTCAATTGGTAACTCTTTTAACCTTGCTTTTGCAGCATTTACCGCCGTTGTTAACTCATTATAGCTTTGGTTTTGAGCGTTTAGGCTTTTATTAAGGTTGATTAGTTGCCTTTCTTGCTGCTGCCTTTCGCTTTTTAGTGCTTTTAGTTGGGCAGTTTGCTCGATTAAACTTCTGTTTTCTTGCTCGGTTAGGTCTTGGCCTGCCTGTTGCCTTGCTCTCAATGCCTCTACCGATGAGGATAGGTCGGTAATTTCTTTATCCAACTTGGAAATTGCATCAATACTCTTGTCGGTGCCAAGAAATTCAATCGAGTAAATTAGTTCTTCTGCCATTTTTACAAAACTTTTTTGGTTCTAGTTATTTTTGTAGTTGAAATCTGCGTTACTGTGCTGCCAATGCTTGGACCTTTACCAAGTATAACTGTTATCACATCGCCTGTTGTGGTGAAAATGCCTTCGTCCTGGTCGATATTGAAATCCAAAACCTCGCCACTTGTGTCTGCCGCAAATGGGTTTGCCCATCCATCAATGCCATTTTCTTGTGTTTGCATACTTGCTTTGCCAAGTTCTGATTTAAGTAACAATTCAACCTTGGTAAAGTTGTAGGTTTGAGGTTTGTAATCAATCACCTTGTTCACTATCCAATAAACATCATTGACATACCACAACTTTCTAAAGTTAAGGTTAAGGTTGTCAATTTCAAGATATTTGATTTGGCCGGTTGCTTTCACTCCTTCATTTAAAAATGGCGGAACCTTACTCCAAAACCTCCAAAATAAGCCATAGGTATCAATGCCTCCATTAACGTCAAGATTGCCAAAGTTTAGGCTGAAATTAACTTCTCCATCAATATCAACTGAAAATACTCTTGGGCAGTCCGTTGAAAACCCATAAGACGTACCGAATAGCGAATCTTTCAACTTCCATTCATAATGTTTCAAACCTGACGAACCAGGAAAGAAAGAATCATGGTCACTATACTTGTGCATTAATATTCTAGGTTCGCATGAGTAGGTAGGTTGATCGTAACCGCTGGTCATTTGCCCCATGATTACAGGAACCAACAAAACTTGGGTATATCCACCGGCACCTCCGATTTTTCGATACCCCATGTATGTCGGTGAAAAGTGAGCATTCTCGTATTTTTGCTCACCTTTTTGAAATCTTTTATAAAGGTCATGATAATACGAGCCATAAATGTGTGGTGTTTTATCGCCTCGCAAGACTAAAATCCCATCGCTTGAATCGTCTTTGTACTTCCAAATTAACCTTCGTTTATAGCTGCTTAGAAAATCAATCTTAAACTCTTCATGTTGTTGAACCTTATTCGAATAATCAACCGCATCCGAAGTACCAAGATAAAAACCATCCACATTTGCACCGGTTGAATCTACCCAACTAAACATTGATTCAATACGAATCGTTCTTGCAAGTGGATCCGTATCAAAAACAAGGTTGAACAATTGGGTTAAGCCCTGAATAAACTCCATTGCTGGCCTATCAGGTAAGGTGTTAGCTATGTCATACTCGCCCCCGATTTCAATATTTTCGCTTGCAATGAATTCTATTTTTGAACCAGATAAAATATTGATAGCATTATTGTTCAACGGCCAAAAGCAAATGGAATAATTTTCTCCTGCGGTCAAGTAAACATCGGCCTCCAATACCACCGATTGCGTTGAACCAGCCAAATAACTTATGTCATTAAACCTATGTAGAGGGAACATGTTAGGAGTACCCTGATGAAGCCAAACCTGAGCGATGTTGTTGCCCATTGTAACGCTTAATGTCATTCGGATAGTCATCGTTCCACCTTCTGCCGCAGTAAATTTAAACCCTGTCAATGATGTAGGTGCGGACGAGAATAGAGGTGGAGGTATAACAGTTATTGCCGTACTTAATACTCCTTGGTTTTTTACATCCGAAACCTCGGTATTAGGCCGCAATGTATAATGTGAACTACTTGAAATAATTGTTTGGGTAGCGTTCCAATTTGCCCGGTAATAATAGTCTTGGTAAACTGCTGCTGACCTCTTCCAATTCCCTGAAGTGAAAGGATAAACCAATCGCCTAATATCGTCATTGTCAAAAAAATCGGATGTAATTGTGTAGCCTACCTTAGTAAAGGCCGCAATCACCATATCTCGAATAAAGGGTGCGGCCCTTAGTTCATAATCCATAATTGCATTACCAGCATAGGGTTTATTTCCTATATCGCCGTATTCAATTAAAGGGTAAACGTGATTATAAAGGTTTGATGCTTCGCTTTTATCTTGTTGGTTTGAGGCCAAAATGTTCGGATAACTCCAAGTTGTTCGGCCTAATCCCAATTCTCTTAGGTTTAACTTCGCTAACCTATCTGCCCAATCATTCATGCCTGAGAATATAGCAAGTTCATAAAAATCGGGCAAATCGGTGCTAGTTGCCGAACGAATAAGGCAATAGCCTGTTATGTGAGGAATTCCGTTGACATTCAGTTCACAAGGCACATTAATCGTATCGCCTTTTAATGACTTAACTTTGTTTTCGTCTTGGCTAATCGTGGCCAAAAATAAATGTCTTAAAACAATATTGGTTTCTTGGTTTCCCTGAACCTTGATGGTTTTAGAGAAATCACCTCTTCTTTGCCCGACACTTTCCCAATCCACTATTGAACGATTAATCGAAACAGGAAATTCCGCATCTTCAGGAAGAGGCAAAGAGTATCTTACCCCATTAATTAGCAATATTAACTCAACCAATACCATTGTAGTTTTTATTTGCTTTGGTGAATGAAATCGAAAGTTTGTTTTCCCGCTTAATTTGGTCTATCAATGTAAACTTACCATCATTGATAAGGATAGGTTCGTGAATAGTGCCTTGATAGTCGGCTGCTTCATAGACAGTAACATTGTCAAAATCAACTCCCGCAGGTGCAGAACCGCAATTAAATTCAATTACCAAGTCAACTGATGAAGCCGTAAAGTAGGTGTATAGGTTGTTCCCATTTACTCCAAGGTTTGCCAATTGCGCCCCATCAATATTTATCTCCACATTATTATTGTTGGTAACTTTTGCAGTTATTTTGTATGTTTTTCCAATCGTCAAAATTCCTGATTGCGTAAGTAGTCCAATGGCGTTACCTGTTGTAGTATCAGCTACATTTAATTTATTGCTTGCTATTGTCATCGTAGCCCAAGGGTCGATGCTCGTGGCCCAATTTGAAGGCGAAGCAAATCCACCATTAACTACTAAATTGGAACCGGTTGTACCTTGAATTGAATAATAAGTTTCAAGAAATACCGCCTTAGATTGAAGCAATTCACGAAGGAAGTAGGCCAATTGTGGTGATAAAGGTCTTGATTCAATTCTATTTATTTCAATTGATTTATCTTTGAATAGTCCACTTTCTGCATAATTGGTTTGAAACGAGTAACCGGAACCGATATACTTTTTCCTCGACCAAAGTTCTTTTTCTGTATCGAATTCTATAATCTGTTTTGTCTTAAATGTGAAATAATTAAATGCACCTCGTTGGTTTAAATAAGCGATTCTTTCTTCTGTAATTGAACAAGAATAATCAACCTTGAAATAATACAACTCGCTTACTATAACATTGCCAGAATCGGCTATACCAACTGAGTAAGAAGCGATATTGCTATTCGCTCCCATAATATTGACTATGAAATGAGTTCCGCAGGAAATATTCCACCTCTCATTTGTTGACCAAGGAATTGTGCTTGTAAATGAATTGGTCGTACCATCATCATAGACTACATTGACCTTTAACTTATCAAAGTCCCCGGTCTTAATTGCTTGAATAAAAAAGTTATCGCTTGGCCCAATTGGAATCATAGCATCATAGCTAATATTCAGAATGTCTGCAAAAAATCCATTGATTGATTGATCGAAATTATAAACCGCTGAATTGTGAACGTAGAAGATATGAGATTGCTCGAATGAACCGGTTACAATTAACCCGCCACTCAAATATTCTTCAGTCAAATAAACTGAAATCCTTTTACTCGAATTGGTGCATATTTGATGATTGCCGAATAATGGGTCATCAAACCCAACTATTGAAATAAGAATTGGATAAATGTCAATTGTGAATGTATCGCTTGTTCCAATGTCAAGAGGTTTCCTAATGGTTGCATAAGTAACAGACGTATCCTCGTCAACCACTATGCACTTAATATTAACTATGCCGCTTCTGTTTGATGTACAAACAATGGGGAGTGGATGAAAAGCCGAAAAGTGTGCATTATCATCGGGCTGTTGAGTGATTGTAATTGCCATTATCTTAGAATCTTTTGTTTGTCTAATATATCAGAAATCGAACGACCTAGTGCATTAAGTAATTTTTCGTTTACATCTTTAGTAAGTTCTTCCCTTTTTTCGTTTAAAACGTGGCTAACAAAATCGGTTCTTCGTCCGTTCTTTGAAAATCGGTAACTGCCCGATGTTGGTGTTCCTTGTTTCTGAATGGTTTTAATTATCGGCCATAGTGCATCTTGGCTTATACCTTTTACTCTTAGCCATGCTTTTAAATTTTCAATCCCTTGCCGATTAAAACCATGTGGTCTGCTTCTGTTGTTCACAAATACAGAATAATCCTCAGCAAAACCTTTTATCGCTGCACCGCTAACATCTGCCCTGATTGAATTAAGAAGTCCACCGGTAGCAACGTGTCCTTGTGCAGTCAACTCGTCCTTAATCCGTTGAGTAAGGTTATTTCCAATAGCTTGAAGTTCATCGGTTATAGTAAACATTCTGAGGCGGTGTTAAGTGTAAATTCAACCTGAATCAACCATAGCCTCTGAGTGCTATTATAGGGGCTTCGTGTTCTAGTTATTGAAGATTTGCAATTCAAATCATCATTGGCAAATATTGCTATCAAAGTAGCATTAATGTCTGTATCGTACTTGCTGAAAAGTGTATGCAAATAATCTTGTGAATCGGCCAATGTTTCAGTTTGCATTGCCTCTGTAACGTTATAGATGAAGTTAAGCCTAATAACGTGGTCGGTAAACGGTCTTATCCTGTCATTGGTTGACTTAATTATGTTCATAATACACAAAGGATTAACCCTATCATGCTGCGTATTCATATCAAACAGATAACCTTCCATGTAGTCATAAGAAGCAAACGGCGATTGAAGTGTAACCCCTAGAATAGAAGTTTTTATTTTATCTCTTAACTGTGCTATTGTCATGGGTTTGCTTTTATTGGTTCAGGTTCGTTGGCTTGGTTAAATGCAGTCTGTGCGTTCTTATAGGCTAAGTAGGTAAGGCATTCTCTAAGTTTTGCTCGTTCAACTGCCTGATTTGCTGTAAGTCCTGCAATGGAAAACCCGCCGAAACTAACAAGGTCGACAAACGATCCATAATATCCGAACCTTGTGAGGTGGTCGATTCCTTTGTTTGCTCCCCTGATAGGAGGGTTGAAAAAATACCCAAACTCTTCAACCAGTTTTTCCTCTGCTGCAAAAAAAAAGAAACGAACCGAAACACTAAGTCCATCGGTAAGGTTTTGAAATCTTCTGCAACCGCTTGCACTTCATCCGAGTTATAAACGGGAAAGCCTTTTTTCCTGCAAAGAACCGCCATAAGCAAGTGGGCGTTTTCAAATGTGTTATTTTCAATCTCAGTTTTGATTGCCTTTATTGTCTGCGCATCCATCCACTCTCCCCAGGTCATCTCGTTATAGGTCCAATCGGGAAAATAGTAATCGGTTCCGTTGTGTGAGAATTCTTTTACCTCATCCCAATCGCTTTGAAAATTCAAAAACATACCAACATGTGATAGCATTTGTTCAACGATTGACTTCGGTAGTGATTTTATGAATTCAACATCTTCGCTCGACAAAATTGATAATTCAATTGCCTTTTGCTCGTCTTCTTTGAAATCTTTTAATGCAACGATTCTTTGAAATTGTGCCAAAGTAACTTCAGCCCAACTTGATGGAAGACTTATCTGTTTTTTGCCTGTTGGGGTTGTTATGCTGAAATACTGCATGGTGCAAAATTATTAATTCTTATTTGAATTATGTGCAAATATAAGGCATTAAGCCCACATTAAAACTTTCCCTTTCTTAACTACTTCTCGTTTCTGCTTATAGGCCAATGCCAATGCGCAAACCCCATCGTCGTGCATCCCTTCAGGTGCTGAATACTTTACTCCTGTCCTGGTGTATAGAAACTCAAACGATTCCAATTCGTCAATCAACCAAGTCATTGAAGGATGAATCGATATTTCTTGGTTTTGGATTGCAACGGCCAAACCCTCCATCAACTGCTGCTTACTTGTTTGGCTAAACTTTAGCCCTGTTATATTTGGTCTAGTTGTTTGCAGTTCTTCAACGATTGGATCACCCACTCCGGTGCTGTCAATCGTTGCTTGTTTGTTTCCAATGGTTTCAAGGATTCGCCTTTTTGTGCTGCCCCAATCGCTTTGCCACCTATCCAATTTGCTTACTCTACTTTGTTTGTCAAGGCCGCAAATTACGGCATAATCGAAGGACTTGGCTAAGTCAATGCCATAAGAATCTACTTCGCTGAATTGATATTCTTTAACGCACCGCCTAATGTAATCAATACCAAAAGGATTGCTTCCATCTTCGTTCGGTATTGCCAAGTAAAGTTCATTGAAAACAGCTTCGGGTAGTTCCCTTTTAGCGTCTTCAATCTCTTCAATAAACGGCCTCCCATCCTTGGTTTTCATCCCTTCATTTGCGGCATCATAAGCCGTTATTTTGAAATATTCGAAATTCGGTTCACCCGCCTTAGCCTTCATTGCCATTTTGTGGCCCCAATTCTTTTTCCCCTTTACGTTACCAATGAACTTACACTTTCCGCTTGTTGCCGTTAAGGTTGACCGCAAGGCATACCAAGCCTCTTCCCTTGCCCTAGTGAACTCATCGAAAACGGCTGCATACACGTCATCGCCATAGAGGTTATCGGGTTTCTCTGCCGTTTTGAATTCAATTATTCCACCTGTTATTAAAGTTATTGTTCGATGGGTTTCGTTTGAAGTAAATACCGATCTGTCGGTGATTTGGACCTTCATTCGATCATAAGCAATTTTAGCCTGTCCAATCGTAGGTGCTATCCACCAAACCCTCTGATTAATCTTTAATGTTAATGCTTGCTCGAATAGCCAAACAATGTGTGATGCGGTCTTACCTACCTTAGTTGCCGCCTCGGTTACTGTATATCTTGCCGAGGAGTTAAGAATAGCCCTTTGGTAATTATACAAAAACGGCCTAGTGTAGCTTATCTTAGCCAAGGTTTAGGGATAACTTATATTCAATTGCGTTACCATTTTCACCGGTCAATTCAACTCTTGCCATTTTGGGAAGGAAATACTCAGCAAGTCCAATTATAATTTTTAATCTTTCTTCAGGTTTTTCAATAGCCATAAGGTCTATTTTCATTTGCTCAATTGAGTAACCATCCATTAGTTGATTAAACTTTTCCTTTATTGGTTTATTGTCGGCATTCGGGGTTCCTTTTGTTCTTCCTCCGAACTTTTGCCCTGTTAAATTTGCCATTCTATCAAATCTACAATAGTTTTTTGCAAATATACAAAAAAAACAAAAGCCACCGATTAAAGTGGCTATGTCCTGTTTACCTAATTTCCTCCTATTGTAATGATTATTATATTGTGCATTTAGTAACCTTTAAGCCATAATGCATATTTTAATATGAAATCCATTTGTAAATTACAAATAAACTTTTATCTGTAAAATCGCTTACTGCCTCTGCCCCAAAAACGTTACTTCACCTTCACATAAACCCTATCACCTACCTGCCTTACAAACTGCCCCTTAATTGTCAGGACTGAATCCTTTCCAACTTTACCGAGGTTGTAGCCGACTGGGATTTGGTTGTTTATGATTGGCTTTGGCTGCGAGTGGTTCTTTGTGGAAAGAGTTCCTATCCACATCAAAATCAAAAACCCAATTGCAATGTAAATGCCTAACAAGAGTTTATAAGAACTATCCATTTTCCACCTCCTTTTTAATGATTTGTTCCTTCTCCAGCCTATCCCTTTCAATCTTCGCGACCTTCAATATCTGCTCATAGTGGCAAGGTTGGCATCGTACTTGGATGCGTTTGGTTCTTGGTTGTTTGGTGGTCATGGTTTTTCCTCCTTCAAAGTTACTTGAACCCCTTTTTGGTTAGATTTTTTCATCTTTTTAATTGTTATTATTTGCAAATGTAGTACAAATGTGTTTAATTATTTTTTTTAATTCTCCACTTCCCAGCTTTTCTTTTTCCAATAATCTTTCACAACAACTTTGGCCTTGTTCGGTTTGCATCGTTTGTGATTCTTGCGAAAATTAACCAATTCGTCATCCGAAAATCGGCTGATTGATTGAAGGCAGTTCGGACAATGAATCATCATTAGTTTGGATAACTTACAAATGCAATAAACCCCATTTCATTTAATTCTTTTATTCTAAATTCTTGCAATGGCGAAGTCTTGCCGCCTTTTGCTTTAACTTCTACAAAAATAGAAACCTCTCCAGGTTTTAAGCAAAGTAAGTCAGGGATTCCGTTCTTATTAGTTTTAATCAGTTTCAAAACATAATAACCTTTATCCTCATACTCTTTAATAAGTTTGGTTTGAAATTGTTGCTCAGTCATTTTTATAGGTTTTATACAATCTTACTTTGGATATTCCAGATTGATTCATATTAAAAATAGCCGCCAATTCACTTAACTTTAAATTGCTATTTCTTATAAATAAAACATCTTCCTTTTTTAATTTAGATTTTGAATTATTAACTCCATAATCATTTTTTAGCCCTATGATTACAGCGTGTTTATTATTTTCTGCAACACTTACCCATTCTAAATTGCCAATGCTGTTATCTGTTTTTATACCATTAATATGATTTATAAATCCTTTATTAAATGTATTTTCAATAAAATGAATAGCAATTAACCTATGAAGTTTAAAAGTTTTTCTTTTGCTGTTATGCTTAAGGTCAACTACATAATACCCTGTTTTAGATATTTGAGCCTTTAATATTTTTCCTTTTAAATTCTTTTTAAAGCCAGAATGGTTATCTGAAAATCTTGGCAAACTTTTAACATTTCCTAAATTACTTATTTGATAAAAACCCTCCCACCCAATAATATCTTTGAATGTTTCCATTTTAAATAAACCACCCAAACACAAAGGCTTGTCCACTTGTACAGAATGTACTAATGGCATTGTGAATGGATGGAATTTGTAAAATTTTTTTAGTGGACAAGCGTTGCAAAGATAATTAAATATTTTAAATGTCCTATTTTTTTACATTATAATCTTTACGGAACACGCTTTCAGTATAGTGCTTTTTATTCATAACGCATTTATGTATTTTTTGCTCTATGCCACCTTCTGAAAATACCCAGAATACTTCATTTGATTTTCTATCAATTGTCGTAAGCCTATCTTTTGATTGTTGATAGCTTACCGCACTAAAATCTATGTTGAAATAAACTAAATATTTTGCCTTTGCCAAAGATATGCCTTCTCTGCCACTAACTATTTGAAGTGCAATATTTTTATCAGAGTTGTTAAATTCTGACAAGTCATTTGTAAGCATATCGCCAAAAGTTTGCTTTAGTAGGTCGTATTCAGCTTTGAACTTGTAAAAAATAGCAATCTTGTCTTTAAAGTGATCCTTAATAAATACCGCTTTTGAATTGTCTATAATCATAGAATTGCCGCTTTCAAATTTGACCGTTCCACTATAAAGCTGATGCAGTTTTGTCATCTCCTTAACCATAGTATCGGCCAAGATAACTTCTGACTTACCTTCCACTACTTTGTCTTTTGATAGCCTTTTAATTAGGTTGTAGGTGCTATCTTTCATTTTACAAGTCAATACATTTTCGCAAACAGAAGTTTCAAAGCCCGCCTCTTTTTGCGTAAATCGAATAAAATACTTATCAATTATTGGTTTTATCAGTTCAATGTTTGCTAGAGAGTAATCATTAATTATTCCATATCCTAAATTTTTTTGCTTAACAGTAACAAATTTATTTGCCCATTTATAGAAGTTTTGGTATTGGCTAAATGGCGAATAATTACTAATCCAAAATTGATGGTAAATTTGTGAGTAGGATTCAGGATGCGGTGTTCCTGATAAAAAAATCATAGGTAAACCACTATACTTTAACCTTATTAATTTGGTAACTTTATTAGGCTTTGGAAAAGCTCCGTTTCTGTGGTGCTCATCACTTATTATCAAATCAAATTTACCACTAATTAAGTGCAAGGATTCATTATTAATTACCGTAAGGTTGAAAGTATAGCCAAAGTTCTTATAGTCATTTTCTATTGATGGTATAGCTTTTTTTTTAGTTATAAACAATACATTTTTTGCGCCATAAAGTTTAGCCGTTTCTAATGCTGTTATAGTTTTCCCTGTCCGGACTTCCATTGCCAGGTAAACAAGATGCAAATGGCTAAGTTTGTCGGCTGCTTTGATAGCTATTTCGGTTTGATATTCTCTAAGTCTCATTATTTCTTTTTGATTATAATATATCTTCCAATCATGTCTTTTCCTTCTTCCATATCAAACTTAGTTGACTTGATATAAACCCCCATCCATTGCCAAAACTTTTTATTACTAAGCCATTTTTTGAAATCAGGATATTCTTCTATAAATTCATTAAAGATAGTTGACTTGTAAAGTTTAACATCAAAGTGGATGTTTTTATTGTCGCTGATCCACTCGTAAAATTCAAATGCGGTTTCTTTAATAAATTTTCTAGTTTCTAAATTTTGGAAATCATTTTTAACTAACCCATTTTTTAAATAAAATTGCAAACAATTAATCATGTAATTGTAGAATAGTATCCATTCTGAATCATCCCACTCGTCAAACAGCATCCTTCCAAATTCATTTAATGGTGTGTATCTTTCGCTAAAGTAACTGCTGAACTCCAATTCCCATTTTCTTCTTTCAAAACTCCCACCAATACCACCAATGGTGTAGTTTGTTGTGATAATTATTTTAGGGGATTTACTTACCGGCACCTTAATGGCATCCTTATTCTTTTTTTCAAGTGTGATGCCCTCGGTAATTACAGAAAACAAATTTTCAAATTTGAAATTCTTGTTTACGTCATCAAAAACTAAAACTTGTGTATCAGCTGAAACTGTTTGATATGGAAATGTTTTCTCAAAACTGAACCCTTTACCATTAATATCGGAAACCCTCTTCACTTTACTTAACGCGTTCCAAAATATACCCTTCCCACTTCCTCCATTTGGGTTTTCGCTTATTGTTTCGTCATTCAAAATAATAGCTTTATTGTTTGCGCTGGTTTTAAAGCTGTGCATTAGGTACCCAATAGTAGAGGTGATTGACCTAATGCGATTTGTGTCATTCGAACTCACTAAAGAAATAAATTTTTGAAAATCGCACTTGGTAGTTGTTGATTTTCTGAATTCGTAGTCAATAATATGTTTTTTCCAAACAAACCCATCCAAATCAATATAATCAATTAGTTCAATTTCTTTGGTATTTACTTTTACGGCACAATTCCGAAAGTAAATATATCCGGTGTCAATCGTATCTTCTTTAAACCTGACATCAATATTGTCCAACAAGTTCAAGTAATCCTCTTTAAAGTATTTGCTATTTGAGGCCAAATATTCGTAAACCTTAAACTCGGATATTTTTAGCAGTTCATTTAAAACGAAATCCTTTATTTTTTCTTCAGAGGTGTTATCAATCAAGTTATTTTCAACTCTGATGAAAATAAAACCTTCAGCACCTTCCGGGTAATACTTGTAAAATCCATTCGATTCTAGCCATCGTTTGTAAGCGTAGGATTCAATAATTACAAATCCTTTTTTTGATAGCTTCCAAAAATCGTTGATAGTTGCGGTTTCTTTAATCTCATCAAAACTCCACTTTTCAAGTTGTGGCAATGTTTTCTTTAAGTCCTCTAGTGTTTTGCCTGCCTTAATTTCTTTCCTTACAAAATCTAAACTTTCATTGTCTTCGAAATATTTCATCCCGAAGTTAGCCAAGCACTTTGAATATGCCGAATTGATGGTTCGTTCAATTTCGTTAATTGTAAAATCACTACTTGAAAACTGATTGCAGAACCTTGATGCCTCTATTTTACTAATTCCGTAATCGGAAAACGCAGATGCCAAAATAAATAAACTGCTATTACGTTGGCCTGGTGCAAACGAATGGTTTTTAGTAAACCATTTATAAAGCCTTGATATTATCTCATTCTCATTAGTTAGCTTGACGGTTGGTGCCTTGTCGATATAGCTGTATGATTGAAATTCCTTTTTTGAATCCCATAATTTAGATCCTTTATTTATAAAAATATTCGGATCATAGCTTTCAAAACATATTCTGCTAATATTCTTTGAGGTTGTATCGAAATGAGAGTTACTAAAGTAATCAGCTAACGCATCGAAGTATAGCTTGTGATTAGGTGTCTCGGTAGGTATCTTAATTAATAACTTAAATCCGTTTCCGCTTGGTGATATAAATGATGCAAATGTATATTCACATCCGTTTATCTTTTTTAAATCCTCTAGTAATTCTTCATTCGTATCGTAATTATCAAAATCCAAACAAATTAATCCACTATGTTGAACTATAGAAGCATCGGATCTTCTTGCAAATTGTCCACTAAAGCATATCGCTGGAAGCAATGACTTTAATTCGTTTCTTTTTTGTTTATCATTTTCCTTTTGGATTCTATTAATTAAATCCTTTGAAGAACCATTCTTGATCCTGTCTAATATAAAATCAATATCCCTGTAAAATGGGGTGTTCGTTTTGCTTAAATCCTTAAAGATAGTTGCTATCATTGTTTTTCGGTTTTGTGTCGGTTGTTATAAAAAGAGGTGGATAAGTCCGACAACTTAGTTACCAACGGATGCCTCCGTTTCCACCTCTGCAAAGATAATTTTAATTAAATACTAATTGTAAAAAAGTAAAAATAAATAAATATGGCACATTCATGGCACATTCATGGCACTTCCATGGCACATTGAACATAGCTGAAACCATTGAAAACACTAGGATATGGCACATGTGGCACATTAAACGACTGAAAATTGAAAAATAAAAAAAATAAAAACTTCATTTTATAAATATAGGGTAAAGTCTGTTTTAATGTGCCATTTTGAAAAAACCTACTAAAATATGGCTTTTTAGGAAATTTGAATGTGCCATTAAGCCGTTTTTTTAGAAACTAATACAATCATCAATAAATAAATTATGTTCACTTAGGTGGCTTCGCAGCTTCTCTCGGCTGTCATCATAAGCAATATACATATCTTCAGGCAGAGTTTCATACTTTAACTTACCTCTGAGATATTGGTCATACTCAAATATAGCCGCAGCATACTTACTGCCATTAATTGCTAATTGTGCTTCTTCGATTGTATCGAACTCTAAGGTTATTTTCATTTCTAAATTAAATTAAGTGTTTCTTTTACAAAGTATAAACGCCAACATTCAACCTCACCTCACCATTCGGCCGCTTCCTTCCAGCCTCGGTAAGTTCATCAAAAACGGCATAAACAATCGCCTTATCCAAGTCAAAGCAATTGGCCGAAAATTGTTCCACCTCCATTCTGACAAACCGCAGCTTCTTATAAGGCATTGATTTAACTTCGTGCATTTTTCCGTAAAGCAATCCCTTCTCGTTCGCATACTTATTTGCCTGGTAGGTTGCGATTTTCTTAAACGCTTCCCTAGCTTTAGCCGAATGGATCTCGATTTGCTTTTGGTAGGAATTGATTTGGTCAATAGAATATTCCAATATGGTTTGATAGTTTTGCATGGTTAGAATTTTTTAAGGTTAACAAGGTTATGAAAATCCGACATGTATTGCCTTGCTGCGATTATTTTCGTTTTAATCGCTTCGATGTTTTCCAATGAACTTTCGATTGTAACCTCATTAATTCGTTTAGCTGGTTCAATTTCTACAAACGAATCGAACATTTCTTTATCCTCATCGGTCTGAGGTGGACAAGCCATGTTCACATAGTCATTGAAGGTCTTGAAATCATAAACAGAATTTTTGATAATTTCGATTTCCCTCCATGTAGGTGTGCCACCGGTCCATTGATAGCTTTCCTTTCTTAGTTCGTTTTGGATTTGAACAAATGGATTATTTACCAAAGTATTAACGATTGAACCTTTTTCGCAATTTTGAAGCCACATGTAACCGTTTATTTGCCAAAAGTTCATTTTATCCATCGGTTCGCCAATGGTCCTCATAAAAGTGTAAATATCCCACCGGCTTTTTATATCCGCAGTCATACCTTCGTAGGCTTTAATGTCGGGAGTTCCTTTGATAAATCCATTGGAATAATGGTCCTCATTTTTTTCAAAATAAACCCTTTTACAAGTTGAGTAAAGCGTGATTGAATCGTCCTCTACGTTTACGCCTTTGATTAGGTACTTGTTTGAAATGTCTGTGTTTCTTCCAAATACCAAACTGATATAAATATCCCTTATGTGGGTTTTGGCGGTCTCGCTTAATACTTCGCCTTTTTTCTTTGGTTCGGTCATTAGGTGCCCCAAGCTGGAGCACCTAAATAGAACCTTTTCGAAATCAATTTGCTTTTCCATCTAGTTCTTGCATTTTTTGTTTAAACAAATCGTTTGCTTTTTCTGTTAACTTTTGACCTTTTACAACTGATTGAAGATCCTTTATTGATGTGGAGGTGTTGATTAGTTCTAAAACCCTTTGTTCTTTAATTTCTTCATCGGAAAGTTTTGGACTTTCTAATTGACCGGGCTTATTGTCGACATACTCTACCTCCATCGTTTCGGTATTCTTAATGACCGATTGATCCATTATTACCGCTTTTTCCATTTCAACTGATAATGGTGCAAATTTGGAAAGAAGTAATTTGATAACAGTCTTTTGCGCCATTGAATCAAACTCGTCCTTCCATAAACCATAACCCTTTTTGAAAGTTTGGCTGTACTTCTTGGCGTGTTTATCAACCTCTTCGATTTTCATGTAATAGGTTTTTTCAAATCCGTTAATCAATCGGAAGTAGGCCGCATATCCAATCACCTTGTCGCTTTCTTTTTTAGAGAAATCAAAAACAAAACCGGTCAAAGGATTTTGTTCAACCAATTGTCCTTCGAAAATCGGACTTGCTGCAATAGTTTGGAATTGACCGCTTCGTTGCGCTAACTGAATAAAGCCTTTATACCCAAGCTGGAATTGTGCAACCGATTTGTAACTTCCATCGGATTGCTTTTGGTTATAAGGTAAAATATAGGCAAACCCTAGGTTTTGATTAATTGGCAAGTTTAAGGTTGCGGCTGTTGCTGCTGCGTTATAAATACTCATTGGATCGGCATTTTGCAGCATAGCGTTTGAGTTAGCAATTTGTAGCACCGAAGTTATGAATTGCGGTGCTCTACTGCCAAGCATCTCTTCAAACTTAGCCCGAACGTCTTGTCGGGCAAAAAGTGTTTTGGTGGATAGTTGTAGTTCTGACATTTGTCTTTAGATATTAATTACTTTTTTAACAAACCAAGCTACGGCCTCGGTGTAATAACGTCCATTTGCTTCTCGGCTTTTAACGTTGCATTTTACTTCCAAGACATCGCCGGGAATTGCGTTTAACTTTTCAAATGTTTCAACCTTATCGCCGTAAAATGTTATGGCAAGGATTTCTTTGAATTGTTCGTTTGTGTCAAAAACTGCTATCAGTTTCTGTTTGCCTTCGCCGTAATTTTCGATGAAGGCTTTTTTTAATGGTGCTTTGATTTCCATTTTTATGATTGATTTTAAATGATTACATTTTCATTGAAAAGAACGTGGCTTCGGTCAAGTTCGGGATTACCTCTTTCGCATACAAGACAGGATTCAAGTTCTGTTTTAATATCATCAAGGTTAACAGGTTCAACACTTCTGACATAGAACGTTTCTTCATCGCCTTGGTTAATTAAATCGTAGAATATCTCTACCTTAAAGGTGGCTAATGTTTTTAGGCTTTCCATTATTTTTCCCTCCCATCATACATAACAACATTAATACTATCCTTTTCCGCATCACCAATTTCATCATCGAAAGCCTGTTGTAGTTCTTCCATAAATTGGGCAGGATTAGATAATTCAAACCCTATAATCTCATAGGATGCTGGATAACTCGCTCCTGTTACATCATCGGTTTCTGAATCGTGATGGTTGTAGCTTACTTCAAGGTCAATCGTTACCGAAATGGTAATAGTTTCGTCCTTACGTTGTGGTGTTCGGCCAAACGTGGCCTGACTTGCTGCGGCAATTGCAGCCTTGATTTGTTCTGATTTCATCGCTAAATTTTTATTGACGTGTAAAAATAGTAAATATTTTGTTTGTAGTACAAATTTAAAAAAATAAATTTATTCCCCTAAAATCAATCTTCCATCGATCGTAAATAGTGAAGTCCCTTCTTCCCAAATGTTACATCTTTGCCATTTGGCTGATTTAACAAGAACCTTAACAGGTCGTGCCATTGATTTAACTCTTTCAATGTCGCTCTCGGCTTGCTTACAATCCCTTTCAAAGTATGGACGAACTGCCAAACCTCTGTCCTTCATTGTCGATGGGGTTTCTTTGCTGCCATTCCAAAGCAATTCAAGCTGTCTAATTCGCTCTAATCGCTCTGAAACGATAAAGGTATGGAAGTAGTCAATGAAGATATATTCGAAGCCTATATCTAAGGAGATACACAAATTAATGAACTTAAAGCCTAGTGTTCTGTTGGACAAATTAAAAACTCGTTCAAATCGTTTGGTTGTGGTCGGCTTTTTGTTAAGTAGCCTATTCGCGTCTTCGGCATTGTAAAGAAACAGCCGGGAAGGATTAGTATCGTTAAGCATGGTTAGAAATTAATGATTAATAAAGTATTGTGCCACCTTCTCAATTGAAGGCCATGATGCACGAAAAACAAAATAAATTCCAATGCCGCAGCAGAATAGGAAAGTTTTTGTGCCTATCACTTCGTAAAGAAAGCGAAGGATTGAGGTTAGGAGGAGTTTCATGCGAAACAAAAGTTAGTGGTTGATATTATGTAAATTAGAATTAGTAGGTATAATCCAAACGCAATGGTCCCGAGGATTAATCCGATGTCGATATTACTCAATTTCTTCATGGCTAATTTGTGAGGAGGTTAATATTGGTAGCTTCCGAATTTCGCAAAATTGATTCACAAATGGTTTTTTAGGCGAGTTACTAAAATGAAGGTAAAGTTCCCTAGCTTTCAAATTAAGTCCTTTTTCGCCTTTTATTAACGCTGAAACGCTGCCATAAATTCGGTGCCGGTTGTTCTTTTTCTTGTGAAGGTGTAAAATAGTTCTTGTCTGCATGATTAAAATTTTGTATTTATGAAATTATTGGCCCATTCGACAATTTCTTGCAATGGTACGGATTGGGAAAATGATTCTTCTTTGAATGGGAATTTAAAACCTTCCTGCCATATCTCGGCAGTTCGATTGTACATTGTGCCGTTATGGATCATCAGGTAGTAATTCTTTTTAAGTTTGACTTTCATGGCTTATAGTGATTAGTTGGTAAACATTTGGATGCTGCTCTTGAAGCAGTTCCCATAGGTGTGATTTAAGGTCCATGTACATATCAACGCTGCACTCCGGTACTGCCATCTTCGTCATGTACATTTTCTCGTTCTCAGAGTAGTAGTATTGGAATGGACACTCGAATGTAATATCTCCAATTTGTAAGGTAACTGATACTTGTTTCATTGCTTTGTTTTTTTAAAAATTAAATTTCTTCTTCTTCAATATTTCCACATACGGCATCAAGTCTTAATGAACCATAATTCTCAATATCAGAAATTGCCTCATTTAATTCATTTTCTGACTCAAAGTACATCTCTGCTCTTTTAATTAAAAAATCCTTAGCTTCTTGTTCTGTGGTAAATACTTCTTCGCCAACATGACTGCCGTTTGCATAGGATTTTACATTTAAACCAAAAAGTCTTAATGATTGTAATTGGTAAGTTGTTGGGGCTGTGGCTGTGATTTTAAAGTTTGTCATTTTGTTTTTTTTTGATTGTTTGATTTATTGCAGTTGTTAGGATGCTGCACCCCTTGGGGGGTTAGTTAGCTTTTCTTATAATGTCCTTAGAATTAATCCCAAGGTATTTAAATGCTGAGTTGTAATTTGCTAATGATTTTTTAAAGTCTTTTGTGGTTGGCGTAACGCAAATAATCCACATTCCGTCAATTGCATCACTTGAAGTACCTTTAAATCTAATATCGCTTACAATTCCAAAATAATCTTTTCCATTACCCCTCCACCATTCTGTATAGATAACCTTATCGCCTTTTTTGTACTGACAATATTTATCTATAATATTCTTTTCCATCTTTAACAACCATTGCTGCTCTGTTTGAATTTTTTTTTGTTGAGAATGAAATTCGATAACGTGTTGGTTTAAACTACTCATTTGCAAAATGTTGGGTTCGTTGGATGTGTCTATAATATCAATTAATTTTTTCATATTTGTTTATTTGGATAGGCAATAATTAAAAGACAATTGTGCGTGTCGCAACCATTAACAAGTCCGTCGTAAGAATCCAGTCCATTATTCAATAAATCTTTGGCTTCTTGTTGGTTTTTGCGGCTCTTTGGGTTTACCAAGTAACCATCAGAGTCAAATGCTCTGTTTATTAGGTTAATTGCTTGTTGGTTTGTTGTTGTGGTTTTCATCGCTTTGTTTTTTTTGATTGTTTCGATGAGCAAATGTACTACAAGAATTGATACTACGAAAAAATAGTTTAATAATTTTACGTTTTATTACGTAATTTATTGATAATTAATTAAATAAATTTACATTAAAATCAATAAAAAACCCTTGGGCAATGAAATCCAAGGGTAAAAAGAGTGTAAATGTCAATAAATACTCTTAATAATAGATGCAAAGGTAGTAATTATATCTTGAAAATATAGATTTTCCCAAAGAAACCAACGTCTTTTAGGTCTGAATGCAACCAAGTCGGCGCATCCTTTATGTCTTCAATTCTTCTAAGACCTGCATTGTAGAAGGAATTTTGGTCTTTCGATATTGCCTTATGAAGATCAGCAATGGTGTAACCTTTAATATTACAATCGAACGCTTGTCCGGTCCTGTGCATCGATGTTTTGCCACCTACCGGTGAATCAAAATCCCGAAATCCTCTGTTTTGGAAGTTGCCGCCTGTGTGCCAATTGTTGATAGTAACGGCTGAACCAAAATATTTCCTGTAAAACTCGGCAAGGTCGATTAATCTTTTGTCGATTAGCTTAATTGAATCTACACCATTGCGTTCCCAAGTTGCTTTGGAAATAAACTCTCTTATGTCAAAATGTTCACTTACTTTCATCGGTTCAATAATTCTGTTACTAATACTTTCAATTCGTCAATTTCCTGTTGCTGTAATAGATTGATTTGTTCCAGGTGAGTAATCCTGTCATCCTTGCTTCTTTTTTCTTTAAAAAGCGAAATTAAGAATGCCAAAACAGAACCGCCAATTTTTACAATTTCATCCACCGGGATTTGCCCTGTTTTTTTGAACTCATGTATTTGTTTTTGCATTGCTACCTTACTTTACCATCAATTATCCTGTAATTATTTACCTCAAAGGATCCATCGCCATCAATCTCAACTATGGCGAATCCATGATTCCATTTAGTATAGGCAAATGGTCTATACTTAGGAGTTAACTGACATAGGCATCCTGTGGAGAAACAAGCCATAGAATCGTTTTTTAGGTTATTTTCATGATGTTCAGATGTCTGATGGTTGTGTCCTGCTAATGTAGAGGACTTTGCTCTTAAAAATAAACCTCTTGCCGGGTTTACAGGACTAAAAATAGATTCACCAAATTCGTGTCCATGAACTACTATTAACTTACCCATAATTGCCTTTTGCCTACCTTCAATGTAAGTAATATTATGCTCATCTAATTTAAGGAAATTCCTTAGATTAAGTTCAGGCAACTGAGCCAACTCAGGCGATTTCTCATTGACATATTTCTCTAGCCGCTCCTCGTGATTTCCAGCCTTGAAGTAAATTGGAACGCTAAAATTAGATTTAAGCCATCTGATAAATTCCCAAAACATATCTCTCTCCTCCTTTACCGACATCGCTCCTCCATCCTTCGTGAATCTTGACGCCTGATAGAAATCGAGAATATCACCATTAAGATAAAGGCTATCAACATCATCCTTATATCCTTTCTCAAGAGCAACAGAGATAGCATCAATGTCATGATATGGTAGATGTATATCGGATAGAATTAATGGTTTGTTTTGATTGAAAATGTAATCTTCTGTGGATATATTTACTGGTTTGACTGCAAACTTACCATCCCAAGGTCTTATGAATTGAGGATTAGTATTCATAGCATTTATTTTAAGTTCTGCACCAGAATTTCCTCGGTAATATCTTATAGACCTTCTAACGTTTTCAACATTAAAGTGCGGATTTTTCTCAACAATCATTTTAGCAATTGTACGAGAAGGAGCATTTGGGAATAAAGTTAAATGCTCTTTAACTGCTTCCACATAAGGGGCTTTATACGCCATGTTATTCTTCGCTAATTACGGAATCAACTACCTGCCTAATGGTAGATGAGAGTAACTTGAAAACGAGTAATCCTTTAGCGTTAGCCTCGATATCATAAATCATTGCACAAGCTATAACTGCATTCTCAATGATTGGGTAAATAGTATTGAATATACGATACCATTTTGGTGAAGGTTTGTCTATTTTAAGCATTGTCTTTATTTTTGAAGAATTTGTAAATTACAATTGATGATGCTGCTATTGAGAAAATGAAAGCAAATAACTGAAACCATGATAGAATTTCCGCTGAAACTCCCACTATCATTGGGATGAAGTAACCAAAGATGGCAGTTAAGATGCTAAGGATAGCTGATACATTGTAGTGGTAATCTGTCATTTCAATTGCCAATTAAAAAATCATAGCACCCTTGACTTTTTTCCTCGAAAATCGCTTCTAATTGCAACCAAGTTTTGTTTTTTCCAACATTAAAGCTGCATTCAATTGTGGACACACTTTGGCCAACTTGGTAATTTGTGGTCAAATTTACGTTCAACGAATCGTTGCTAATGGGCTTAATGTAGTTGTAAGTATAGCCAATGTAAGATACTTGGCTAAATGCTGCCGAACTTGCTAGAATTGCGGCTAAAGTGAATAGTTTTTTCATGGTGTTTATGGTGTTAGTGTTACTTTATATCTGACGCCTCCAAGGGTAAAATACAGAAATGAACCATCGAATTCAAATGCTCCATTTTCGGGAGTGGTTAAATTCGTTCCTGATGTTAATTTCAAAGGTGCCGTTCCTGCGGTTGCCGTTCCAGCACCGATATGAAGGTGTGCTGTTGGTGCTGCGCTTGTCTTAACTGATGTCGGCAGAATCAGCCAATTATTTGTCGGGTAGAAGTAGGCGTTAATATTCCCCGTATTGTCGTCCATGATCGAAAACTCTGTCCGATAAAGAATCGACATTCGCATTGCAGCGGTTCCAGCATCATTGAAGAATCCAATTGCACCTGAGTTCCTTCCGTTGTTTTGCGTTACATGGAAATTAGTCGACCAAGTGGAGTTTCTTGCAATAAGTGGGATAACCCCCGTTGTACCTCCTAGTGTTAATCGCTTGTTGGCAGAGGAATAAACTATGCCATCGTCCTCTCCATACACTCCAGCATTGTTAAATGGTACTCTACCTGATGTGCCTGATGTGATGGTTGTAGTGCCTACGGTGATGCCCGATGAACCGGTTCCTGTAGGTCCTGTTGCTCCTGTAGGTCCTGTTGCTCCTGTTGCGCCATTACTTCCATTCGAACCACTTGGTCCTGTTGGTCCTGTTACTCCAAATGTTCCAGCCGAAACCCATGAACCATTTCCGCTGGCATCGGATTTAAGGATGTAGTTGTTTGTCGCACCGGTTGACAGCTTAAATTGACTTCCTTGAATTGAATCGCCTTTAATCGTCCCAACTACATGAAGTTTTTTTGATGGGGAAAAAGTCCCAATCCCTACATTACTTTTGAAAGTTTGAGTTCCGTTGAAGTTGTATGTCTGCCCAAATGTAGCAAGGCAAAGAATTGAAAATAGTATTGTAAGTTTGTTTTTCATACTGCAATGATTAGGTAGATTTGTCCATCTTCAAGTCCACTAAGTCCTTCAATTTTTCCCTCAATAGTGTTTAAATCGTCTAAAATTGTAAACACGCCCTTAAATATATTGTCTAAAATCAGAACGGCCTTAGAGGTTCCAATTAGTCCGCTTTCTGTTATCTCTGTGGGTGTTCCAACAATAGTTCCGCTTATAAATCCAAGAGTAGCTGCCGTTACCTCTTTTTTTGTAGCCCAAGTTAATGCACCACTTGAATTCTTGGTAAGAACAGTGTCATTGGATGCGCCTTCAAACCCTTTTGGGTTATGAAGTTGGTCGTCAGGTAGTTCTTTGTGAAGCAGTCCCATTTTCTTAGTCTAAAATAATTCCAAAACCGATTTTCTTGTTAGTGTTTTGCCCACTAAGATATAGAGGGAAAGTAGTTGAATTTTCGTTCAAATAAGTCCTTAATATTTCAGCATAAGAATCGGCTGTTCTTGTTGCCTCTGCTTTGGTATTTGCATAACTTCCTTGGCTTACTTGGTTTCCGAATTCATTTGAATGCTGAACTACGCCGCCCGATCCTGTTTGATTAAATACATTGATTAGTGAATTGGCATAAGAATACCAAAACAACGGCCTCTTGATGTAGTCATTAACCAAAATCAATTCGCTTGCTGTTAAAGTATTAGCTGCCTTGTGTGCGATAATTAAATCGTAGAGGTCTTGGCCTAAGATTGGTTTAATATTGTTCAATTGAGCCAACTCAATATGAGTATTCTTAACCAAAGATGTGTCAGTCTTGGTGAAGGTGAAGCACTCGGCCACAACTTCTGCGCTAGTTGCTAGTAATGTCTGTGCCATTTACCATTGAATTTGCTTCGTTTTCTGTGAATCCGAAGAGGATTATGAAGGAGTTTATAATTGCTTTCTTTTTAATGGGGTCAATCTCGGCAATTGCGGCAGAAAGCAAGTCCCTAAACATAACGATTTGATCTGAATTTACCTTCTCTGTTAATTTTGAAACGTTGCCTGGTTTATTATTTACAAACGTAATTGTAAAATTCTCGGGCGAATTGGTTAATGCAACTATTTTAGTAATTACGTCAATTATCTTTTTTTGCTGCCTTGAAACATATCTCGAAGCAATTTCAAATTCTTGCGATAATTGTTGGTTGCTTCCTAATTTACCCTCTGTCGCTATTCCAGCTAATGATGGAAACCATTGACAAGCCGTAACAATTGTTTCAGTGCAGATTTGTTTTAGTTCCTTAAATGAACCCTCTTGCTCTTGGCTTATCGGTGTGAAATTGGCCTTGTTTTGCTCAGAATCTTTTGCAATTACAAGGATTTTTCCGTTGTTTCCCTTTTCTACGTTGGTGTATTTGGCTTTAATATCTCTTATAAATCTTGCCGCATCTTCATCTTCCATATTAGAGGTAACAACCTCCAATATTCCACTAGGCAACATTTGATTATCGAATTGGTTGTTGTTGTAAAGCCCAATAAGATATTCTAACTTGGCGTAACTCATTGCACCCATGTACGTTGGTAGGCCGTAAAACTCAAACCCTGGAGCATAATCGTAGATATGAATCATTGCTTCTTCATAAATGCCCCCTTCTAATTCTTTAAAAAATGGGAATTTATTGATAAACAATCCATCATTATTTCTAGTGGTCCAATCGTTGTTGTAAAAAAATCCGTCAAGTTTTTTTGAAACACGAATCTTATGTTGAGCAACGTGCTCTAAGGAGTACTCAGCTAATATTTTACTTTGAATTGGCCTTATTACCCTAATGTAAGCATTGCCACTCATGTAGTAATCCATGTAAACTAGTTCGGCAAGTTCAATGATGTTTTGCCTAGAATTTACATGTTTTAAATAATTTTCTACGTTAATAGAACCTTTTACTTCATAACTATCTCCAGCAGCGAATTCGGCCTTTGATTGCAGTATTGCACCCAATGTTGCAGATTCTCGGCATAATTCAGTAACTCTTTGAGGAAAATCGTTATTATCGCCAAACGGGATATGACTTGTGCTAACTTTTTTTAAATTAGCAATAGGCGAAGGAATAGCCGGAGTACCGAGGTTTACAACATCAAATAGCCCTCTTGCCTTTCCCTTTGTTTGAATTTGGCTTTGCTTCGGCTTCTGTTGCATCTGATTTCTCGGTGAATTTGTTTGGATATTTTTGTTCTAAAACCTGAAGGATAGGCTGATTGACATTATCCATGTCAATCAGTCCTACTTCAAGTATTGATAGGGTTTGCCCTAAGTATTTTGCTTTAACCTTCAACATGGTTAGATTGATGTTGCAGCAACAAGTTCAGCTTCGATTTGAGCAACAGTTGTAGCCGGTGTAGTTGCACCTGAGATACCTGTCAATTGACGTGCTTTTTCACCCATTTTACCCTCCAAGGTAATTACAAAACCATTGGTGTCCTCTTTCTTTTTACCGCTATCGAAATCCGATTTGGTAACTTCCAAGAAAGCCTCATCTGTGAAAACTTCATCATAGCCAACTACTAAGAATTTATTTCCAGCATCGGCGTAAAGTTCGCAAACTGCAACGATTTTACAATTGTCTTGGATCTCAACCAATTTTTTCAACTTGGCTGTCCAAAGTTTGGGTTCAGCAAATTCGATTGCTACTGAATTAACCAATGCTCCTGAATCCACTTTTGCCTCGGCTTGTTTTACGGAGCATTCGCCTGGTTTGAATTCGATTAACTCAAATCCAACGCCTACCGATGCAAACACGATGTTGGTGTATGCGTGAGTAGAAGAAGAGTTAGGTGTCCAACTTAATATGTCTTCTTGTTTTGCAAGGAAAAGTTTTTTAACTCCTCCGAACTGCTTTAATTCGGCGCAAGTAATATCAATACCGCCGCCGCCTGTTGTTAGTGCCATTTTTTAATTTGGTATTGGAAGAAAGGGGATATTTCTACCCCCTTATCTTGGTTAATATTATGCTGGACGAACCATTTTTATTTGAGAAGCGTAACCATAGTTAACGCTAGATGAGAATTTCGCAGAGTAGCGATAAACATCATCCATAGTTTGTGGCTTCATGTATAGTGCAGAAACCTCGTTTTGGTCGCTTACAAGGTCAGTTCCGAACCACAAGTTCCCAACTCTTGATGTCAAGATAGTGTTTTCAGGGAAGTAGTGTTGACGTGCGATTTGTTTTCCTTTGAAGTAAAGAATTCCTTCTTTTTCCCAAGAGGTTGAACCACTCAAACCTGCTGCAATGTTTGCATCGATGTAAGCATCGCATACATGGTCACCAGCGTAGAAACGGAAGTCAGGTGCATTCAATACTGCTTGTGAAGTTGAACGGAAAATGTTTGCAAAATAGGTCAAAACATTTGATGAGTTGATGAATTTCAAACGAGTGTTTGCACCTGTTGTGATGGTCAAACCTGTTGTAACTACATTAATCACAATTGAAGAACCGCTAACGGACAACACTTCAAATGTAAGGTTATTCAAAGTTGCAGCATCTGCACCTGTGAATGTTTTGCAAAATACGTGATCACCAACATTCAAGGTAGTAACTGCGGCAGCAAATCCAATGGTTGTAGTTGCGCCAACTGTAACGGAGTTAGGTGTTAATGCTCCTGTGGCTGCATCGTATTTTGAAACAGCTGAATCAGCCTCGGCAAGAGTTACAATACCATTGTGCCATTTACGGATAGTGTTACCTGTCAAAGATGTATCACCTCTCCATATTAATTCGTCAATTTGGTTTTTGATGATTTCGGCTTTGCGTTGAATCAAGAAATCGCCCAAATCGGCAGGCATCTCGTTGTTGTTCGCACCTGGCATCATTTGTTGCGCTTGCCAAGAAGATAACAATACTGTTACACCAACTTGGTCCTGAACCATCAAGTTAGCTGGAGTTAAGCTGCGCTCAGAAATGGTTGTTGCGCCTGATGCGTTGAACACATCTGCTCTTGCTTGGAAAGTAGCGTTTGTTTCAATTTCTTGAATTTTGGTAGCAAGTTTAATGTTTGGGATAACCATGATATTGCCCGATGCAATTGTATTGCCTTCGAGTAATAGGTCTGCTACGAAATCCCTTGCTTTTTCCCCAACGTAACTAGGGGAGGAGTAAGTTAGTGCCATTTTGTTTTATTGTTTTTTAGGTTTTTAAAATTGAGTTAAATTATTTTGTTGCATCCAAGGCATTAAGAACCTTTTCCTTTACAGACTTAGGTTTATCCTGGTTGCTTTCATTTTTCTTTTTCTTGTCAATAGCCGGAACGTTTGATTGTTTCAAATTGGCAATCTCGGCATCTTTGGCTGCCAACTCTTTTTCCTTGTTGGCCTTTAAGGTTTCGATTTCGTTTTTTAAAGCAGCAAGATCCGCCTCGTGCTTTTCGTTCAATTTAGCAATCATGTCTTGAACTTCGTCAGCTGGCATCACTTCTTCTTCCATAACTTCAGAAACAGAAATGATAAGCCCTACTTCATCAGATTGGATATTGTATTTCTCTTCACCAATGGTAACAACCATCATTTCAGGAAGTGCTGGTGAAACCGAATCACCAACAACGGGAACGCCAAGGGATTCGTCAACCGGTGTGATAGTTACTACGGTTCCATCGTCAAGGGTTCCCGCTAGGTTTACTACTTCATTTTTTGCGCCCATAAGTTTTTTAAACTCGTTGCGAATTGCATCAACAATATTTGCCATTGTGAATTGTGTATTGGTATTTGTATTAGTAATGTGCTGTCTTAGTTTAGCCGTTGGACGAACATCCTCGAACTTAGTAGCAAAGCCGAAATCAATAAGTTCCTGAGCATTGAAATAAGTTTCTTTGCTCATCCAATCTTTGATTTCGTCTAAGGTTTTGCCTTTCTTATTTGATTTTAAATAAATGTCGGCGATTTGATTGGAATAGCTTTCAAGGTCATCGGCCATTTTGCGAAGTTCTTCAGCATTGCCACCTGCAAATGCAGAAGCCAAGTGAATCATCATTCTACTTCCTGAGTTTACTACGATTTCATCGCCTACCATTGGTATAAACGAATCGCAGCTTGCACATGTGCCTATAATGTTAAATGTGATTTTGGCGTTGTTTTCTTTCTTCCATTGGGCTAAGTATCCATAAATAGCAAAAGCCTCATCAACGTATCCACCGGGACCTGAAATATTAATAGTGAGTTCTTGGCCTTTGTAATCACCGAGTGATTGCATAACTGAATTGAGAGTTACCTCCCAACCAATCTCGCCAAACATATTGATAGTTTTCACAATGCAAAGTAAAAGCAAAATAATTACCTATACTTAGCAAATCATTCAAATTATCTAAACAATTTAATGTACTTGTAAATTGTACGTTCGCAAATCCCGAAACGAATTGCCGTTTCCTTTACGGCTGTATCTGCAACGCCGCCTGATTTTCTTAACTCTTTTTCGAAGTAAGCGATGACCGCTTTTTCCCTTACTCCTTTATCATACAAACCTTTTTCGGCCGTATCGATTAAATCTGATTTAGTAGGTCTCTGCATTGGTTTTGAATTAAAAAAAACGAACAACTTATGCAATCGTGTATGCCTCCAAGATTATTGCGGACTAGAATCGTATTACAGTTATGCAGTAGCCTGAAATGGTCGGCCTTAGTGTAACGTGTAATATTTACAAGTTGCTGCATCTTGGATAAATCCTCTTGAGTTAGGTTTGCAAATATAGCATTATTTTCAGTTACCATGTGGCTTCACTTTCAATCGTGCTAACCCTTAATTGAGAACGGCTTACATCGGATTCAACTTGGTAAACCTTCATTCGGTCAATTCTTCCGTTAATAACATCAAATGAGTTACCTTGTTGCTGCATCGCTGATAGTTGGTTGAATGTCGATGGCGAAACGATTCCACCTGATGCGAAAGCCCTTCCACCTCCAGCAACATTTAGTGCTGAAAGTATTGGCGCAAACATACTTGTTGCTCTTGCGGTCATAACGGATTCGCCGTTACTTGCTAAGATTGGAACGGAATCACTTGTGCCGCTTCCTGGCCCTTCAATTAACCCGCCTCTTGCAAAAGCTGGTGGTGCCGGTGGTTTTGCTCCTAGAATTGCCGCTAATTGAATGCCTCCCATTATACCAGCACTTGCGGCCAAAACTAAGTTCAACGGAAACGGATTCGCCATTGCCTCTGCTACTGCCCTTGCTGTTGCAATTACTGTTTGAATTGCTTGAAGTTGCTGATTAGCCTTGAATGCTTTTAATTCAATTTCGTATTTTTCCTTTTCTGATTTCTTTTTTAAGGCTGTTGTAAGTTTAGCCTTCTCTTCGTCGGATTTATTGGAATTATCTATTGCCGCTTGTTCTTTGGCTGTCTTGGCATCAATAGCTTCAATGTCACTTTGATATTGCTGTTGTTGCATTTGGTTTAATAAATCAAGGCCCGCTTGAATTATTTTAAAAGTAGCATCTACTGCAGCCTGTTTAGCTTGTTCATTTATTTCAAATTGCTCTTTTTCTTTTGCTGTTCTTTCCGCAGCCCTTTCCGCATTGTCTTTATCAAATGCCTGTTGCGCTGCTAATTTTTTAGCTTCGAATTCTGCAAAATCTTTGTAGTTACCTTCTAAATATTCAAAGTAAAGTTTAGTATCATCAACCCTTAGTTTTTGAGCAAGTTTGTAAAAGTTTTCCTCTTCTGCTTTTCGTTGATTTTCAAAACCAACTTGCATCGCTGCGGTTTTGGCAACTTGCTCACGCTCCTTTTCGTATGCCTTTTGAATTTCTTCTGCACGATCCTGGAATTCTTTGTTAATTTTTTCTTGGGTTTTTTTCTCCTCTTCAACCCTTTTTTCGTTTAGTTCTTTTTGTTTATCAAGTTTCTTTTTTTCTTCCTCTTTTTGTTTATTATAATACGCCATTCTAAGATCCTCTTCTTTTTGGTTGTAAAGGTCGTCCAAATCAATTAGCCCTTGATTCTTTTCAGCCCTTAGTTTTCTTTCTTCGTTAGCCGCCTCCTCCTTGAGTATTCTAGCTTCATCACCGGCTTTACCTTCTAAATCCAATTGCTTTCTAATTGTCGCGCCAATTGCCTCATTCGCTTTATCTTCAAAATCTTTCATGGCCTTTTCTCTTTCTTGATTAAGTTTAGCCATGTCTTTCACTATCCCTTCTGCCATCAACTCCACCTTAATTTCTTTGGTCGCACCCGACAACCCATCAATTAGCCCTTGTTGCTCTTTTAATTTTTGATTTGATTCATCGGTCGAGGTGCTTAATTTGCTTTGACTATTTGCCGCACTTGCCCCAAACGAGAAGAACGTGGCTGCTGCCGTTGCAAGTAAACCTGTAAGAATAGTCAACCCGCCTGTTGCCACTCCGATACTTACTCCGAAAGCCGTACTTGCTGCCGTTGCAACTGATGTAGCCGCCGCCGCTAATTTCTGATAAAGTGCATAAAGGACTGTTTGAGTATTTAAGGCCGTTGTTGCAGCCAATTCTTCGCCAAACAAGAATATCTTAATCCTCTTTATTGCTACTGCTGCCGTATCAACTAATGCCTCTTTTGCTTTCAAGAGTAGCATGAAGTTCGTAGCAATTGCACTTGCCTTAGTTGCTGCTGCTGTTGCTTTTTCTGCCGTTTCTTCATCGCCTAAAGCTAAGGTAACTAATTGAATAGCTGCAACTGCACCCGCCGCCGCATCGGTCGCATCGTCCAAGGCTTTTTTCGTTGCGTTCTTTGGTTCCCGATTTCCGAACTCGTCAATTTTCCCTGTTGCTTTTAAAACCGCCGTTTCTAATTCTTGGGCTGCTATGGTTGTATTTTTAAATTCATCTGAATTAATATCCAAATCAGCTGCTACATTTTTTAGCCTAACGATTTCAGCTTCCATTTCCCGAATTGAAGCCGTTGCAAGGTTAAATGTGGTCGGATAATTACCCACATTCCTTTGATTATCTCCAACTGTCTTATCGAAGTCCTTTAATTTGGCAGTTCCTTGTGCCACAAATTGCTGTAATTGCCTAAATTCTTCGCTAGTTTGGTCAATTGGTAACTCTTTTAACCTTGCTTTTGCAGCATTTACCGCCGTTGTTAACTCATTATAGCTTTGGTTTTGAGCGTTTAGGCTTTTATTAAG